ACGGGTTCCTTGCTTTTCAAAATTCAACCAGAGCGGCCGTCTCCGGTCTCGATTTTTGAAGCTTCACCTTCACCCGACGCACCCGACAACTTGTCGGAGACGCCGCGAGGCGAGACGAGAGGTGTGATTTTCGAAACCAACTCGCCTAAACCTCGCCAACCCAATGGCATACCTATGGAACAAAAATTCGACTAGGCTCTTTCTTAGCAGCTTTTTGTTTCTTTCGAATCTCATCATGTCCATATTTAATATCCATCAAACGCTGAATATCTTTTGCACACTCATACCAAGCTTCTCGGAGAACCATTGTGGGCTTCTCTTTATCCAAAATTTGTAACTGGATAAGGTCTTGATCAGCCTGTAACTCACAGTAAAACCGTAAAGCTTCAATTACGAGAAGTTGAGCCAGGCCTCCGCTTGGGTGGAAGTCCATTATGTCTTTCATGAACTCGACATTGGACATTTTTTGTAAACGTTTTATCTTGTCTTCTTCCTCCTGGGGTACAAACTCTATATCTTCCTCTTTCACGCTGTTCCTCCAAACTCTTTTCAACTTCCCATTTACGGACGTCGTCAACCTCAGTTCTTATTTCAGACACTTTCAAAGCGTCCGGCGTATCTTCTTCAAGTATCAATTTAACCACTTTGAAGAAGACTTCATACATCTCCATCAGTTGAATATCCTGTCAATAACCCCACCGACATACGTTGAGTTTATCTTAGAGCTGTCAACATCTTTTAAAGCTTTGATGAGTTGCCACATGTATGCCATGTCAACACCCGTCAATTGCTCTCTAAGTATTGCAGGGTCTGATAAATCGATCTCGGAAATCTGCCACATAATTTTCAACTGTTCACCGGCTGTTATTCTCCAGCCTCTTTCAATAAACTTCTTCATGCGAAAGATACTGGCTATGGGGTATAGAGAACCCCGATAGACCAATGTACGCGCCAGCATGTTTTCCAACGCTTCCAGCTTCAGCTCAAGATGTCCAAAACCCATAGAAGATGTCGCATACCAACACATAGCATGTTCGAAATCATAGTTGTTGTGAATCTCTTCAGGAGAACCAAAGAAGCGAATGATTAACTGAATATCATCGGTGAGACTGATGGCGTTTTGAGACATGAAAGAAATATCATACTTAGGTCTTTCAATACTTTTGTGATATCTCTCATGTTTTTGATCGATATCCAGCTCACCACCAGTATCATCACCTTCAACGATACCTTCAGACTGTACCCAAAGCACCACTCGCTCTTCTTCAATACCCCTACAATTTACGATTTTCTCTTCTCTGACCTCCAACCGCCTATTGCTGTCATATCTACTGTTGTATAAATCACAGTAATAGCCTGCTATAGCCATCGCCGCTTCTTTATTTCGAAAGTAAATATCATAGTCATTTACCTTTTCTCCCAACAGCATTGAACAAATACTACCTCCTGTGACAATTATATTATCTTGCACAACAGCCTTAACTGATGCATCCTTAATCGAATCGACCCAATCATTCACCTTTTCATACAGGTGTTTTTTAATCGTCTTCGCTTTCCAGCCTATTCTTGGATATTCGTTCATCTTTTCCTCTTACCACATTCATAAATGACCATACGGTTCGCCTTGTCGGCTACCACCACGGCGTGCTTTTCCATATTATATTGAGCACATGGATTAACAATCGCCTCCTGTATCCCTTTCTTATAGAACGAGATAGATAGTGAAGCGATCCCGACAAGAACTGTAATAACTGCCAAGATTCTGGCTATTAGCATTTTATAACTCCAATATGTATTCAGTTGTATCCGCTGAAGTCTTGTCATGCCTGACCTCGACGAACCTGGGTAAGAACAATGAGAAACCTTCTTCATCACGCTTATTTATCACTTCATTAAATCTGACGGTGATGATCAACGGCGTCGACGGCAACTTATGCTCCCAGAACATGTCACGTTCTTCGTCTGTGAATCCCGAGATGGCCACTTTCAAATCACCGTCTTGAGACTCACACTCCATAGCTCCCAATGTTCCGGCGTATTTACCATTACCTTCTTTCAAACCCACGGCGACCAACTCACATTCCTTCTCGGCTTTCATTTTAACTTGAGCACGAGAAGTACCATCTTTCCAAATGCCGCCGATGGTTTTCAGAATAATCCCTTCACCACCTTCGGAGCGTATGTCCTCATAATAATTCTGAGCTTCTTCCAAAGAACCTACACGTACTGTCGCAATGACGCTGACGTCAGGATTGTCTTTTTGAACTGCCGACACTAACTTGTCATAACGCATTACATAGGGTATTCCGTAGATACTGCATCCAATCGGAATTATGTCCCATACCTTAAAAGAGACTTCAACATCATCTGGCAAATCCCCTCCTTGTAAAAGCCGATTTAAAAAGCCATTTCCCGTTTTTCTATCAAAGTAGCAACCCATCTCATTCGTCACAAGAGCTTCACCGTGGTATTGGAAGCCAGGTTCTAAATAGTCGGCAAGGCTGTCGAACAGTGGAGGGAGCTTACGCCCCTTCCGAGTAAACACAGAGACACCTTGTTTACCCGACACTTCAATGTTCACGAACATGCCATCGGCTTTCTCTTGGGCATATAATTTCTCATCCCAAGGAAGGTTCGCTAAAGGCATTTCTTTCATTGTGGAACAGCGCATATAGGGAAATGTTTTAATCAATCCCGGCACAGCCTTGTTCAATGACTTGGCTGTGAAACCAGCCCTGAGATCTTTCTTCAGGATACGTTGAAAGAGTTGTTGAGAATCCCAACTCATCTCGCTTAAGTGTTCATCAATTCGAACAAGAGCGTCGTTTCCTGTCACGGAACGTGCGGCGAGCATATCTAAAAGTTCCCAATCTGTATCTATAAAACTGTCAGAAGCATAGTTAGGCATGGGAAACTTAAGAACCCCATAATTCTTGTGAGGGTCATACGCATACTCACAAACCTTCCGGAATGTCTCATCTTCCAGAAACTCCTCCAGATACTCTATCTTGGCGTTCTTTGACGATTCTCCGGCGATCAACTCCAGAAATTGAAAAACATCGTTTGTGTTCATATTGTTTCCTTATATTGTGCAAATTATGCTTGTGTGACCACCTATATAGTGTCCACGAGAGCGCTGAATCTTACCCAGTTGTTGCAATGTCAGATAGTCATCTTCACTGGCCTTGAAATGATAGTCAAAACTTACAATAAGCTTGTACTTGCCTATCTTTCGAGCCTTCTCATAGCGATGCACAAAACCATCACCCGATACAATTGTATGTGGAGACTCCATAAAGCCCTCATAAAGATGGTCAAGCTCTCCCTGACGGTGACTGGGAATTCTGAAGGTGATGACTGCTGAATCTATTCCAATGTATTGACTTTCTTGCAAGTCATCTACATACCCAAGAATGCCTTTTACGTAGTCTTTAATCCCATTACGCATTCCAAGCATCTCATAGCTCATGTCGAACTCGTTGAGCTCTTTCAGACGCTTCTTAAATCTTCTAATACTTAACATATTACCTCCAATTTTATACCCCTCATCGTGGAGGGGTATATTCTAAATCAGCGAATAGGACAAGCGCCCTGCTCACATTCATCATCACTCAGACCTAAGTCTCCCACAGAACCGATCTCGGTGATCAGCTTAGTGCTGGCGACCAACGCCTCATAGGTTTCTTTTGAAATTTCTTCATAAGGAGCTTGATCGAAACCGTGCTCACTGTGAAGAAGAAAAGAAAGAGTCTTGTGTCTTTCTGAATAGTTCTTTCTCAAGTAGTTCTTAATTTCCGGAATCTCTTCCTTATGGTAATATACAGTACATGAGACACTGTTGTCAGACCAGATTGTTTGTAGAAGTTGAATCAATTCGAGCTGTTTGATGGCTGTCATAGATTCAGCCAATACTGTACCTTCAGGATACTCAAAAGGAAATGTGACCAATGTTGTACCGAAGTCTTCCGTGCCGTCGATATTTTTCTTATACTCCAAAGGATATCCATGACTCCGACACACTTCAACCAAAGGATTCTCAGTTGACATGCTAATTCTTCTATACATGTAACGAGCATACCCTGGATGTATTCCCGGAGTAACGCCCGGCAATAGAGATAGAGTACCGCTGGGTTTAACAGTCGTCAGCTTAATCGACTCAGGCATCCCTTTACTAGCGGAGTACTCTTTGTCGAATTCACGTAACGCTGTATAAGCCGCATCCAACCATTCCAACTGTTCCTCAGTCGCTTGCAGTATACCTGTCATGCCTACACCCATTCGCAAGTTGGTGTGAACCACTTTTGAAGTTTCTGGATGATGTGACGGCAACAGCAATGAGTGTTTATTTACACGGTACAGCAGAGTAGACAGATCGATCAATTCTTTTTCACTTTCGATGTTCGGCAAGTATATCTCCGAAAGACAACAAGTTTCAAAGTTCTCCAACGATTGCTCGGCACACGGGTTATAGCCTTCCACCCTAGGATCTGGGTATTGTGTTTCTCCCAAACGACCGCATGCTCTGGACAGGTCTAAGTTTATCAGGCCGTAAGGCTCTCCACGGCCTTCATAACCATCCCAAAAATACGAATGCAGATCATTAGTGTCACTACATACAACACTGTTATTAGACATGCTGCGCCACTTAGGAATATTACCCATGTCCCAACGCTTAGCCAAAAGGTATTCCACATCATCCGGATCTCCTAAAGCTATCTGAGCGGAACGTCTCACATTTCCCGCCACTATTATGAACCCAATAATATTCATTATATCCAAAGCGTCAATCGGCTTCAGCTTCTTACCCTTTCGCCTTTCCAACACCTCACTGATAGCACCAATCCCCCACACTAAGTCTTCTGGTCCGGAAGCTGTGCCTCCGAAACCCTTAATGGGAGCACCCTTAGATCTGATAACTTGTGTCGAGAAATTAAATGTTCCTTTCTCTTCAGAGTGTGAAAGAAATGCGGCCTTCAAAGTCTTACCTAAAAGCCGCACCCATCCCTCTCGTGAATCAGGGACGATAAAATCTGCACCACCATCATCAAATCTTGTAGGAGCACTGAACCAAGTCTTGACCTCGGGCAGCTTATCTACATGCTCTTTTTGAATATTATATCCAACACCTGACCCCAATGCAAGCATATCCATAGCCCAAGTGAAAGGGCGTATCGGATGATCCACTGTTGTGAATGCACAGTTCTGCATAGACGCCAATCCAAACTGAGCAACCGTCTTTGTCCCTGCTTGCCAGAGAAATCTCCCTGCCACAGAGCCTTTCAAGCTCAGCATGTAACCAGCCAACCTCACAGCTTCTTCTTTGGTGAAACCACAACCAAACTGCTCATCGGCGGCGTTGATAACTCTTAACACAGTGTCTTCAAACTCTTCCGTCGGTGCATTTGCATCCAATAAACTATCATCCAACTCTTCTTC